CTCTCTGCAGGATCTAGCTATAGACAAGTCAGTTGAAATAGATAAACGAACAGTAGCAGGAATCTTCGGAGTCCCTGCTTTTTTATTGGGCGTAGGTAGTTTCAACAAAGACGAATACAACAACTTCATCAACTCGACAATCATGCCGATTGCTCAAGGGATTGAGCAGGAGCTGACCAAGAAACTTTTACTTGCTCCGAACTTCTACTTTCACTTCAATCCACGATCATTGTATTCCTACTCACTTAAAGACCTCTCAGATGTAGGGTCCAACATGTATATCAGAGGAATCATGACAGGAAATGAAGTCAGGAATTGGATAGGGCTCACGCCTAAAGAAGGACTTGATGAGCTTGTAATCTTGGAAAATTTCATTCCGGCAGGGATGATAGGAGACCAGAAGAAGCTAAACCCTACGAGCACTGAAGGAGGTGAAGAGTAATGCTTAAGAAAAGAGAGTCAGCTCTGGTGAGTGGTCAGTTAAGAGCGGAACCGGGCGATAAGAAATATATCGCAGGTTACTTCGCTGTATTTAATTCCAGGACAGAGCTATGGCCTGGAGTATTCGAAGAAATAGCGCCAGAGGCTTTTAATGACACTTTAGGTAATGACATAAGGGTATTAATCAACCACGACACTACGCTTGTCCTTGGACGAAATAAATCAGGGACAGCAGAATTCAAGCTGGATAGTAGAGGATTGTGGGGAAGAGTTGAAATCAATGAGAAAGATTCTGATGCAGTGAATGCATATGAACGTGTGCAGCGCGGGGACGTGGATCAGTGCTCATTTGGTTTCAATATAATCGATGAGGAGATAAGTTACCTCGACAATGGCGAAGTGCTTTTCAGGCTTAAGAAAATTGACCTTCATGAGACCAGCGTATGCACATTCCCGGCATATCCGGAAACCTCAGTTAATGCCAGGCAAAAGGATATCGAAGAGCACGAAGGAAGGATCCTCGCAAAGAGGAAATCAGAACTACTCAGTAAACTTAAAGGAGGCAATAAGTAATGCTTAAACAGTTAAGGCTTAAAAAGAAAATCGAACTAATCAGAGCTCAGATAACAGCTCATGACACAAGACTCGATGAGATACAGGCGAGAGAGGCAGAACTTGAAACAGCGATATCCGAGGCGGCAAATGATGAAGACCTCTCTCTTGTGGATGAGGAGATAGCAACAGTTACCGCTGAGAAGGATGAGCTCACTGAAAAGAAATCGGCATTAGCTGCAGAAATCGAACAGCTCGAAAGAGAGCTGGAAGAACTTAATGCTATGCCGGTACCGGCTGAACCAGCGACCAGAAATAAAGAAGATAAGGGGGCAAAAACAATCATGATAAACAGGAACAAGTTTTTCGCAGGCATGGAGAGGTCCAGAGTTGATGCAATAATGTCCGCACCGGAAACTAAGGCATTTGCAGAAAGGGTAAGAACTTTCATCGCTGAGAAGAGGGCTGTATCCGGAGCAGAGCTTAATATACCGGACAACATGCTTGGACTGCTTAGGGATAGCATAGCAACTGCATCAAAGCTCATCAGCAAGGTTACATACAAGCCAGTAAAGGGAACTGCAAGGCAGAACATAACAGGCAGCATACCTGAAGCGGTATGGACTGAAATGGTCGGAGCTCTCAATGAGCTTGAACTTTCATTCAACCAGGTAGAGGTAGATGGGTACAAGGTTGGCGGATTTGTCCCAGTGCCTAACTCGTACATCAAAGACAGTGACGAGGATCTTGTAGCAGAGGTGCTGACTATCCTTTCAAAGTCTATGGCTCTGGCACTTGATAAGGCCGTACTATACGGAACTGGAACAAAACAGCCGCTTGGAATAGCTACAAGGCTTGCTCAGGCATCGAAGCCATCGAGCTATCCTACAAATGCACCAGCATGGGTTGACCTCAGAACATCAAATGTTACCAGCGTAGCAACTACCGGAGCTGCACTCATAGGTAGTCTGATAACTGCCCTGGCTGCATGCAGCAACGATTTTTCGGATGGTAAGAAGTTCTTTGCAATGAATAGCGTTACTTACGCATACATCATGTCACAGCTTCTTAATTTTAATGCGGTAGGCGCGCTTGTAGCAGGCGTTTCAAATCAGATGCCTGTAATAGGTGGAGACATCGTCATACTTGACTTCATGACCAACTATGACATCATAGGAGGCTATGGTGACCTGTACCTGCTCGCAGAAAGAGAAGGATTCACACTTGGATCGTCTGAGCATATTAAGTTCCTTGAGGACATGACAGTGTTCAAGGGCATAGGCAGATATGACGGACTTCCGGTTATAGCAAAGGGATTCTTTGCAATTAACATCAACAACGGTTCCGCAACGATGACTAAGACCTTCCCGGTTGACTACGCTAACACTGAAATCGGAGCTCTTGGAGTGACTTCAGTAGCTGGTACGCTTTCCGGTGATACGCTCATAACCGTAACTGGAACTGAAGTATCTGGAACTACTCTTGCTTACAAGGTAGCTGGCAAGGTTACTGCAGTAGCAAATGGTCAGATAGTGACTGGATTCACCGCATTCGAGTCGGCTGATGACATAACTGCAGCAACCGGCAAGATCATGACTGTTGTTGAACTTAATGCCGAGGGCAGAGCAATCAAGGTTGGTTCTGTTCAGGTAGTTGCTAAGGCGTAGTTGCTAATTCATGAGGTGGCCTCTAATGAGGTCGCCTCATACTCTTTTATAGGAGGCCCAGCATGACAAAAGCTGAAATAGTAACGATGGTAAAGGCTCGCTTGGGTATCTCCACATCAGGTAGAGACTCAATCATAACGCTCGCAGTTGATGCGACTGAGAAGATGCTAAGCGATGAGAAGGGGATACTGGTTGATCTGACCAATCCGCTGATTTGTGAATTCATGATGGATTATAGTACATGGAAGTATGAGTCAAAGGGTGAAACCGGTGGAATGCCTCGACACCTTGACTTCGCACTTAAGAACCTTATGATCCATAATCCAATACCTGAGGAAGAGGTGGTCTGATGTATAGCAGAAAGACCTTTGATGATCAGGTGGGTTTAGTATCAGTGACGATTACTCAGGATGAATATGCTAACGAAATCGAAACCGAAACAACGCTTACAGTGTGGGCAGACATCGGCAGTGTAGGTAGGACCGAGTTTTACAATGCTCTTCAGAATGGCCTGAAGCCATCAATGATAATTACAATCAAAGCCTTTGAGTACTCAGGACAAAAATATGTTGAGCAAGGTGGAAAGAGATACAAAGTCGAGAGGGCCTACCAGACGGACAATGAGAATCTGGAACTCACTTGCAGTGAGGTGGTCGCATGAGCTCGGTAAAAGGTGTTTGCAAAGTAGGTGAATTTTCTAAGGCATTTAAAGAAACTCTTCAAAACTACACAAAAGAGGTTGAAGAAGGCATCGCGAAGGTAACTGTGCAGCTCGCAAGGAATGCCGCTAAGGATATAAACAAAGCAGCCGATGCAACATTCAATGGCGATGGTACAAGCGGATACGCATTAGGCTGGTCTGCTAAAAACATGAGTGTCCGCCATCACGCCAGATGGGTCATACATAACAAGAGCGCACCAGGTTTGGCTCACTTGCTGGAACATGGTCACGCACAAGTAGGCGGAGGCAGAACACCGGGAAGAATCCACATCAAGCCTATTGAAGAGAAGCTCATCAAGGACTACGAGGAAAATTTAGAAGCAATCATCGAGAACGGAGGGTATTAGCATGACAACAATCACTGCAATAATTACAGAGCTAAAGAAACAGTACCCTGTGGCTCATGACAGCTTCTCCGACCCTCAGAGCTTACCATTTGTATGTTGGACGGACGAAGGCTCCAACAGCCTCTATGCTGACAATACAAACTATCTCAATAAATCAGTGTATAACATTGAACTGTACACGAAATATAAATCAAAAGCCGATGAGAAGAAAGTCCAGGATGTATTGAACACGCTGGGGGTATCCTACTCAAGGAATCCCACCACGAAGATAGACTCAGAGGACTGCTTCCAGACGGTTTTCATTTTTGAACTAATTGATTAGGAGGGAACAAAATGCCAGATAATAAAGTATTATTCGGACTGAAGAATACGCACATAGCATTCCAGAAGACGCTCCTGGGTAAGTCCATAGCGATAACAGGGCCTTGCACACTGACCGGAAGCTTAACCTTCATAGTTACATCAGCAGAAGTCACAGGAACACCTGTGTCAGTCACTGTGGCTCTTGACAGCACATCCGAAACAACAGCTGAACTCGTAGCGAC